CCATGTTAGTTGACATGAAATTTAAGTGTGCAGTTATGTGTGCTTGATGGTCTTGACCAGGAAAAGCTTGGAATGGTTTACCTGCTAACGCGTTTATGTGCTCCATACTTGGGTCCATCGGTGCGTTTGGTGCAGGTGGTGGTAAAACAGCATCAATATTTTTTACACCAATCGCTTCGTACATGTTTCTGTATATCTGATACAGGTTGTGTAGCTGTGGTTGCGATGTTGCAAGTTGTAATTGTGTTTGTGCCATTGTAATTCTTTGTGACATAGAAAATATATTTGGATCTGCAACTGGTATGACATCTATTCTATCGTCAAAATCTGCTTGTTTAATATTTCTTTGACCACCAACTACATCGTATGGATACTCAGGTGGTAAATATTGTGAAACAACTTTTGCTAAAATTTTAAATTCATCTTTCATTGCAGCATAACATCTCTTGTGTATTGCAGACATAACTCTTGATCCTCTTTCAAGAAGAGCAATTGTTGTACCTACAGCTGCATTTTGTTTTGTGTCACCGACTTGCATATCAGCAATAGCTGCAAATCTTTGACCTGCTTGAACCACAACACCAAGTAATTGTAATAATGTTGGTGATGGTTCTTTGTATGGTAATGGAAAGAAAGCATCTCTTAAACTACCACCTGGTGCATCTACATCTTTAAACTCACCTGGCTGTATTGGAGCTGCTTCGTCTCTAACTCTAACACCTCTTTGTTTAAATCCTGCAGGTAAGTTTGCTAGTGTTCCTGCATCTAGTAACTGACGGAGAGCCGTAGTTGCAGTACGGCTCAATCCGCCAATCATGTGAATGAGTCCAAAGCCATAAAATCCTAGTCCTGGCAGAAATTTGAAGTGGACAAAGTATTGGATCTTATTTTTCTTTAGATCATTGGGCGCATAGTTCCTTCTGATAGAAAGAACTGTTCGACTACCTTCCTCGACTGTTACGATGTAAGGTAATTTTATTCCTGTTGGTTGATTGTCTTCACCAACGTCTTCGAAACCTTCTAAGTCTAAGTTAACGTGGCACTCTAATAAAGTATAAACTGGTTCTGGTTTACCAGATTTTTTTGTACCATCTAACTCTCTTTCTTTTTTTTCAACGTCGTTCTGTGTTGTTGTATTAGGTGGTCCTAAATCTACATCAACATAAAAACCGTTTACTTGTTGTTTACGTAATTCATTCTCTGACATTTTAATTACGTGTATTACTGATTCCGCATCATCCAAACTTGTTGCTGTGTATGGCACAACTAATTCATCTGCAGGCACAAATTTAGATACGACTCTACCTATTGGTACGTCGTAGTAAACTTTTTTAAATGTAGAACCTGCAAGTGGTAAATGAAAAAGCATAGAATCAAATTCTGCTTCATACTCTTTCATCTCGTCCATAATTAAATAATTCATGTAATCTTTTACACGTTGTGCTTGTTGTTCTGTTCCAGGATTTTTTAAACCAATAACTTGTGTTCTTACTGGTCCGTCACTTGGTAATAATTCTTTGTATGCTTGTGCTTGGAACTGTGTAACAGCTTCTGCTAATACTGGGTGAGTTGCACCACTAGCTCCTTGAAAAGGTTCTGTTCTGTTTTCATATTTAAAACCAAGAAGATCTAATCCTTCTGTATAAGATTTTTCCCAATCTTTTCTCGATGCTTTGTAGTCGTTATAATTATTGACCATGTCACCACCGATAGGTTCTAAAATATCTTCTGGTAATATATCTGCTAAATTATCAAAATGATTTTCTGTGCCCGGTATGTTTATAGCTCCCGGTTCAAAATCGATTGTTGCACCACCGTCTTCTTCAGGTACAACTTCTACAGGTTCTTTTATTTCTTCTTCCTGAACATTAACATCCATAGCCTCTTCTGAAGGGATCTCTACTTTTGTTCTAGTGTTCGGGAGTCCTTTATCTATTTCTGCCATTTATACTCCTACATTTTCTTAACATTTTTTGATACTCCTGACAACCCTTGTGAGTCAGGATTCATTGATATTCTTTGTGGACCTTTATCTATACCACCAGATAATCCAGCAATACCACCACCTGCTAAATTAGCAACACCACCTGCATCTGCTATTCTTTCCATTGCTTCTTTTTCTTGAGTAAGTGATCTTAAATAATCCAATCCGCTTGTAGTTGTTGCGATAGAAGGAATAATTCTTTTTGTAATTCTTTGGTTTGCAAATTGTTTAAATTGTTCTGGTCCTAACTCTTTTAGTAAATATTGATCTGAAAATTGTGTATATAAATTTTTCATAGCAGTTTCTGCTTTTTGTCTTCTCATGGAATCTGCTCCCTCTCCTTGTGGGGTTGAAGCGATACCATATTTAAATCTTTGATTACCTTCTAATCCTTGTATAGATTCTTGTGCAAGATTGACTGCATCTTTAAAAGCTTCATCAGATATTATTTTTGTTGATAGACCTGCTCTCGCTGCCTGCTCTCTTGCATCAGCTGCTGCCGGTAAATATTGATCTAATCTATTTCTAGCAGAAGCTATGTTTCTTTTTTCAACCGCTTCATTAGCTGCAGACAATTGATCTTGCGCAGCAAAACCAGATCTAAGAACATCTTTATATCCAGATTGCTCTAACATACGATCTCTTTCTAACAACAATGGATCTAACTCACCTCTATACTTTCGTGGATCAAGATACGATAAAAAACTTTCAGCCCATGCTTGTTTTAAAGGTTTACCGCCCAAAACTTTGTTACCAATAATTGCTCCTTCAAATAATGCTTCACCAAGAATGGCACCTGGACCTAAAACATTTTTTATTAGTCTGCTTCCTGTTGCTGCAGTTTTAGCAGTGCTAATTAATTGTCTTGCAGCTTTTTTATCTCCACCAGCTGCACTTTTTTTCATTTCATTTAAACCGTCTGTAATACATTTTGTACTAGCTTTAAAACCAACACGTCCACCAGTTGCAAGATCTATTTTACATTCCTTTAATTGACTATAACCTTGAATTTGTTTTAATATATTTTTTTCTTGAGACAATAAATTTTTAAATGAAACTTTTGATTCTCTAAAAGTATCTTGTAAATCTGGATTTTTTATAAATTCAAAAACTCTTTTGTAAATATCACCAAAGTTTGATTGAGATAAATCAGTTTTTAGAGAAAAAGGTTTTGCTCCGTAATCTATTATTTTACCATCAGGTGTAATCCCTCCAAATTCTTTTGGTAAGTAGGATTGTAAATTTACAATCGCTTCCAATGCTTTTTTATTTCCTGTTCTATAAGCTGTGCCTAAAACTCTATCAAACTGTGATTTAAATGCTCTTTGATTTAAAAATTCAGGCATTGGTCTTACTCTAATTAAATTAAATGGATCTGCTCCTTCATCTAATTGTCGTATAAAATTTAAAGGAACTGGGTGGTCTAAATTTGCTGCAAAAAATTTACCATACGGTGTTTTTTTAATTTCATTTTGTAACGCATAAAATTGATCTAATCTATCTAAAAGAGGTTTTAAATTTTTATCTCCTTTATAAGCATCAATAACCAAATTCCTAACTCTATCTTTTAATCGAACTTTGGTATTTTTTATAGAATCATGAACTGATCGTAGACTTTGTTCTGTTACATTTCCTATGTAAGCAGCTCCTTCCCCAGCATATTTTTTATATATATCAGTGTAAAGTCCTTGTAAACTTCTTCTAACAACACCTTCTTTTAATTTAAAATTTTTTGCTAAGTCTTCAATTGTTGAATTTTTATTTTGTAATAAATAATCAAAAATTTCTTTTTTCTTTGAACCTAAATTTTTTAATTGAGTTTGACCCGATTTAATTCCAGCCTCTCTCATAACAGCCCCTTTGTCATATTTTTTAAATAGATCTGTTTTTCTAAATTGATTAAACTCTTCTATAAGATTCTTTAACGGTCCTGTTGATTTAGTTTTGTTTAGTTTATTTCTATAGGTTTCTGCTAGATAAGATAATTCAGTTGTAAAATTACCCGCTTGAGTTGGTACAACATTAAATTTTATACCTTTATTTTTAAGATTATTAACTCTATTTAATTTATTTACTTTAGTTTGTAATTTTTTTAATCCTTCTTTATCATCAGGGGCTATGACTCCAGCTTCAATTTTTCTTTTTTCTCCTGATTTTGTTCCTGCTATTTTACTAGTTTCTCCTGGTGATAAAACTTTTTTAAAATCAATTCCTTCTTTTAAATGTCTTTTTATGGTGCTTGACCCAGCACCAGTTCCTTTTATTATTTCTTGTTGAGTAGGAA